GAAGCTTGACAAAATCGAGAAGGCTATCAATAATCTCGCTATCGAATTACAGAATAAAAAAGACAGGGAATGAAATTTTCTTGGAAAAGCTACTTCGAGCCTACTCCTAAACGGATGAGAATCTTCGGAGATTCGTTGGCTGCTGCCGGAACATTCGGAGCAGGTATCGTAGTGTTGAATGGGCATCCTGTTATGGGAACGATTATTATGGGGATAGCGGTGATTGGTAAATTCATATCAAACTTCTTTTCCGATGACATCGAGCCAGGCACTTAAAAAATACGGAGAGCCATCTCCGAGTAATCCTAATATGACTTTGTGGGATGTACCTACTGAGTTAGAAATCGGTGTAATCCCGAAACGGATTTATTGTAACAAAGATTTAGTCGAGCCTCTGAAGAAGGCTTTTCAAGCTTTGATAAGCACAGGTCACGTTAAGGAATTAAAGACGTGGGATGGTTGCTTTAACATCCGCAAGAAGCGAGGCTTGAGTTCTATGAGTCTGCATAGTTGGGGAGTTGCAGTAGATGTGAATGCTTTTGAAAATGGTTTAGGTCAAGAGCCTAAACTCTCTCAAGGCTTCGTTAAATGCTTTACCGATAACGGCTTCGAATGGGGTGGAGTTTGGAAGCGGAAGGATGGGATGCACTTCGAATTAAAGTAATATGAAACCTATCTATACTCTTTTACTTGCGTATGTATTGATCCTATTAGCGGTATTGCTAATGGCTTGTAATCCTGTTAAGCAGGTTCTAAAGGATAAGAAGAAGTTTGAGCAAGTAGCGGAAGTAGTTGTAGCTTCTGGTTATTGTGCTAACGATACTACGATAATTACGAAAAGCGACACGACTATCGTACACGATACAACCTACGAGACAGATACTGTTATCGATGTCAAAACTCTAAAAGATACCCAATATGTTACCCTCCCGAAAAAAGTTATTACTCGAACTATCACTATTCGTGATACGATTACGAACGTGGTGGTGGATGGTGCGAGAGTATTACTTCTCGAAAAAAGATTGGTGAAATCGGAAGAAAGCCGATTAAAGTACGAGAAACTCGCAAAGCAAAGATGGTGGAATTTGTTTTGGTTAATACTAATATTCTCTATCTACATACTACGCAAACCGATTCTTAAATTCATAAGATGGCAGTTTGTTAAATTCTAACTATGCTAATAACGAAACGGAAGCGACTGTATTTCGATTTAGAAGTCAGTCCCTGCATCGGTACATTTTGGAAGCCTGGCTATAAGCTAAACATAGGATACGAGAATATAATAAAAGAGAGTGCAATAATTTGCATTTGCTACAAGTGGGAAGATGATAAAAAGATTTACTCTCTTACTTGGGATGATAATCAAGACGATAAGACTCTGCTTGAAGAGTTTGTCAAGATAGCTAATCAAGCCGATGAGTTAGTAGGTCATAACGGAGATAAGTTCGACCTTCCGTGGGTTCGTACTCGTTGTGCTTTTCACGGATTACCTATGTTCCCTAATTATGTAACCATCGATACTCTAAAGGTTGCACGTTCTAAGTTTAGGTTCAATTCTAACCGGCTCGATTACATAGCTAAGTTCTTAGGCATAGGGCATAAGATTAAGACAGACTTCAACCTGTGGAAGGATGTTTTTTTGAATAAGGATAAGAAGGCTCTCGATTATATGGTCAAGTATTGCAAGATGGATGTCAGCTTACTTGAGCAGGTGCATAAAAAATTATCCGTTCACATTGCTCCGAAGACTCATTACGGAGTTATCTTCGGTCAAGATAGAGGTAGTTGTCCTGAGTGTGGTAGTGATGAATTGACTATTCACAAGCGAGTTACTACTGCGACAGGACTTAAAAAGATACAGTACCAATGCAAAGTATGTCACAAGTTTAATCAAAAGACAGACAAATGAGTAAGATATTAGACCAAGTTATAGAAGACTTCAAGGAGAGAGAGAATAGAGGATTTATGAAGTACGGAGTTACTATGGATCGTGAGGATTTGCTTTCGCACGAATGGATTCAACATATGCTCGAAGAGTTAATGGATGCAATTATTTACCTAAAAAAAATACAGAATGGGTCACAAAGATTCACCGATACTAAAGAAACAAATTAAGGATATGCTCAATCAGTTGCCTCCTGTTGAACGTCTGGCAATCTTAGAGCCTCTCTGCGACCTATACAGAAAGGAAAGCCGTAAGGATGTAGAGAAAGACATCCAAGAGTTCAAGCGGAGTAAGGGAATCCCTCGCATCAAAACAGACTACTGATGTCAGAAGTAGACGAGATATTACCGCTATCTACCTCACCTCACGAAGACATAGGTGCTGCGTTTAATGCTATCAATGCTATTAACGAGTGGGATTCTGCCTTATGCGATGATGAGGAAAAGAGGATACTAAAAGAGATCAAGCTAATGAGCCTTTACATTATCCATATTGGTATATCAGAAATCTATCAAAGTAACTTCTATGACTCAGAAAAAGAATCCTCATAAGGTCATACATAGAAAGTTAGGTAAAGAAAGAGCCTATGGACTCGCTCTAATGGAAGATAATACCATCGAACTCGATACAAGATTAACCGGCTATCGGTATATGCTCTACGCATTACACGAACATTTCCATCTAAAGCATCCCGATTGGTCAGAGACTAAAGTCCGAAAAGAATCCTCTAAGACGGCTCGATTTATGTGGCAAATGGGTTTCCGTTTAACCGAATTGCATTAGAGCCTATTTCCTTTCGATTCCTTCGCTTCAAATAATAAAGTAAGGTATAAGCCTACCTAAAAAGATAGGCGAAATTTGAGCCTCTAAATGCGTCTAAGGAGGTGCGTCAAATCCTCAGCCTGAGAGATTGTAAGCATCCCGACTATCTTAGGAATCTTATTCCTGTTATAGAATTCAGTTTCTTTTGGTAGGACATATTCGTACCACGTTGGCTCTTCTATCTTTTTAAGGTCGAAGGAGAATATACCTATGGGAGTCGAGTTTATGTACCTAACTCGATTATGCTTTATGAGTTTGTCGTATTTAATCTTCTCTATCAAAAGAAAATCATAGTGCTTATGTCTGCACTTTAGTTCGATGGTTAGGTCGTACTTCGGAGAGTAAGCATCCCTGTAAGAATATTGATCCGTAGACTGAAGGTCAGGGATTACCGATTTAATCAGTCCGAATAGTGTTTGCTCGTTCATAGTAGGTAGTGTTTCATCCATTCACCTTCTCCGCAGAATAAGAAAATCCAATCATCTGGGTTTATCTTTTTGGTTTTGTACTCTGAGTTACATTTAATGCAGTAGGACTGTCTCGTAGTTAGCTTCTGATAGAAGTTCTCGATAGTCTTTTGTTGTTTGCATTTAGAACATTGGTAGGTTCTTTCCATAGTTATTTAGTATAGGTTTCGTGGTAATGTTGGTATCCGCTGACTCCGTTATTATCATAACCGCTATCGTATCCTTTCTCAAAGAACTCTATGAGTTGTTCTGCTTCTACTTCTAAAAGCTCGATGGCTTTCTGTTTGATTCCTGAATGAATAGGATCGAGATGGTCGATTAGTTGTTGTAGTGCTGTTTTCATTTGATTATGTTATAGATGATTAAAAGCATATCGGCTAATATCTCAGCCTGTCTTCCTTTGAAGTATTTCTCTGCGTAAGGTCGAAAGTCTTTCTCTTTAGAACATTCTTCGTATGCTCCGATTCTCTTGTAGGTTGATACTATCATCTCGCAAGAAGAACGTACCGAATCGAACTTACGATATGAACTAAGAAAGGCTCTGCCATCTCGCTTATATGAGTGAGCATATTCGATACTCAGATTAACAAAGTCCTGGTCGATGATTGCGGAGATTGATTTCATAGTTGGTAGATTTTATCAAAGCCTTGATCTCGTTGTTTATTAAAGTAATTAGCTATACTCTGATGCTTTCCTCTTCTAATATCTGTTCCGACTAATTCATATTGACCATCTTTATACATAGTCTGAGCATCAGAACTCATATACTTTATGAAATCCGAATGGTGTATTTTGTTATCCATTACCAATCTGTCGTAAACGTGTGGATGGAAATACTCTGGCTTTACTCCTTTGAGGTAATAGTTATAGCATTTGTTTACTTCTTGATTCCATTCTCTGATTCCTGTCGGGTATCTAACATCGGTAATATGAATAGAGGGATCAAGTAAACCTGCTTCGAGGTAGTGCTTTTGTGAGCCTTGCTTACGCATAAAGTCTTCTACCCATCCGAGAATAGTTTGAACATCCATCGCATAGACTTTACCATAGTCTCCGCTGATTCCTTTCTCGAAGATGTCTGTCAGTTGCTCGATAGTCAGGTTAGGAAATTTCTTTTTAAGATTCTTGGTTACGAGTTCTTCGGTTACTTCTGAGACTTGCTTAAACTGTCTCAAGAATTCAAATGCAGGGTTTCTCATAGTTCGCTTAGTTTTCTGTTGGCTATTTGTTTTAATGATTTCTTTATCTCGTTGGTGTCGATTTGTTTCTTCTCAGGTCTGCTTCTGTTGATCCATCCGGCTACTGCACTTCGCCAATTCTTCATCTTATTCTTCCCTACCATCCAACCATTAGAATCGTAGTAGGTAAAGAATCTCTCCGATTGTATCTTGGCATTGTACTCATCAGTTCTTTTCAGCATCTCCTCGAAGACATCTTCTATCTTAGGTATAGCGAAGTTGCTCTTCTGGACTACTTGCTTCAGGTCAAACTTGAGTTCGTACTTCTTGAGTATCTCGATAATCTTATTATGAATAGGACTATTCGGATTAAGACTCGTTCCGTATTGAAAGTCTATAAAGCCTGTGCAATAGATTTTGCCATCTGAAAGTAACTCGAACTGCTTACCTCCATCGATTGCTAATATTTCCTCTTGAGTTACTTTATCTCCGATGTAAACAGAAGCGAGAATGTAATTCGGTGACCATATACCTGCGAGATCGCACTTATCTCTAACGTACTTGACAAAGCATTTATGCTTAGGAGATAGTTGCATAAACCACTCTTTGTCCCATAGTTCGGTATCGGTAAATCTCTTAGGCATAGATATAGTTTTGGCGGAATCGGTAGAATTTAACTGGCTCATATTCTGCTCCTATTGTTTCTAAAATTTTGTAATGCTGCATAAAGAATGGATCATTATTCTTTATGTAGAAGTAGATGCGTTGGTTATTGTAGCTTATTGTAGAGTGGTCATTGTAACCAATTACTAAAGCTATTTCGGTAAGAGTCGCAGGGAAGTTATTAGATAAGTAATATCCGAGAGCCATACGTAGAGTAGATATATTCACTCCGTTGTATACTTTACGTTTCTTTGCGTTCTTGATTTTGTTCGTGCGGAATAAGTCCTGTCGAGTGATTCCGTAGAGTGAGCAGTATCTATCTGCTATCTGTACTAATTTGTCGTGTGTTGTTAGCATTGTTTAGTTTTTAATTCTTCAAATTTAGAAATAGTTTTGAATAGTACATAAATTAATTGAGGTACTACTGCGTTTCCTCCTGCCATTATGGATTGCTTTCTCCATTTAGAAAAGGCAATAGAGTCCAATCTGTCGGAAAGCCCATCATCTCCATCACAAATTGGGGGGACAGTTGGGAAGGTTTCCCAGTAATTTGTCTTGTCATTTTTACTAATGAATCTTGACTTTCTAATCCTGTGACTTTCGCTCCGCAATCCGATGCCATCGGAGTCGGTAGAAGATTCCTGTGCAGACACCTGACTAAAGTCATTGAGTGCATCGAGCCTTCTGTTAGCTGACTGCTCTGCATATTCTCCGTTGCGTTCGTTGCATCGAATGTCGTTGGAGTAGGTAGAAGTCCTTGCATCATCTTTGCTTGTAGGCACGTTCCTCCTTGCTTGAATTGAGTATTCTGTTGATGGGTTGTCGGAGTAGGCAATAAAGAAGACTCTGTCTCTGCGGTGCGGTGCGTTGATGGCACAAGCTGGCAGTACATACGGGAAAACTTCGTACCCTTCAGCTTCCAAGTCAGACTGCACCTCGTGGAATACCAATCCTCCATCCCAATTAACAAGTCCGTAAACGTTCTCGCCAATGATCCATCGGGGTGAAATTTCTCTAATTGCTCGGAGCATTTCTGGGAAGAGATGTCTCTCATCATCTTTCCCTTTTCGCTTTCCTGCAAGTGAGTATGGTTGACAAGGGAAGCCACCGCTGAGTACATCGATGTCTCCTCTGTGAATAGTGAAGTCTGTTTTGGTGATGTCTCCATAGCTTATTGAATTTGGATAATAATACTCAAGTACTTTTTTACCGAAAGGATTTATATCACAATGAAAAACGTTTTCCCATCCCATCCAATCGGCTGCCAGGTCGAAGCCTCCTATACCTGAGAAGAGTGATGCGTGTCTCATTTGTATTTAGTTATTATTTCTTCGAGTTCTGCTCTACTCCACTTCTTTAGTCTATTAGTATTCGCTTTCTCTTCCAAGTCAAGTACTACCTGCTCTCCGTATTTTCTTACAAGACCTTGCCGATATTTAATAAGATTTCCAGATAGGAACATATTACATCTGCGACATTGTCCATTGGTATTAATAGGATCATAACGAAGAGCAGAGTGGTGCCCTTGAGAGTGATAGTGTCCTGCCTGTTCTACTTCTGCTCCACAAGAAATACATCCTAATTCTTTATCTCTTGCTCGTATAAAAGCATTAAAGACCTTCTGCGTTTTCTCTAATAGCTTAGGAAGTGGAGTAAGCTTTCTCATTAGAATGGTAAATCGTTTTCGACTTTCTTAGGCTCGAATGTGTCTACCGATACCTGGACATCCTTACCGAACTTATCCGGCTCATTGAGTAGATTGATGTTCAGCTTTACAAATTTATTTCCGTTGTATTCTTTGATATGATCTTTGAACTTCTCGGGATTGATAGTAATCTGAAGCCAAGTGTCTGATTTTTTCTTACCGCTACCGCAGTAGATTTTTGTTTGTTTTTGCATTTGTTTTTTTTTAAGAGTTATTAATTAAATCTTCTATCGTTGTTATTTTACCTCCGTGACCTGTTTGATTTGAAGATAACAATAGTTCAGGCATTCCTGTAATATCCCAAAGTGCTTTTCCGCAATCTAATGTTTCATAAAATGCTAAAGCATAATCGAATGATAAGAATACTCTAAATGTATCATTATATTTTACTTCATATCGTTCTATTTTTTTATTCATAAAATAAGAGTTAAAAAGTTGGGGGGACTTTCACCCCCCCTGTAGGGTTAGCGGTATTTCGCTCGGAATTCGAGAGCAGCTTTCTTCGTAGGGAAGTTCTTAGAAATCTGCTTTCCTTTTACTTTCAAGCGAACTCGATAGGAGTTAGATTCCTTCGAGATGTTCATAGCTACACGTTTGTAGCTTGTTGTTGTTGTTGCCATAATTGTGGCTTTTAGGGGTTAAGAAAAAAAGTTAATAGTCAAATCTATCATCTAAGTCGATGTCGTAATTATCATCGTCTGTATCGGAAAGAATCTCTTCTAATACATCAGGCAGTTGATAGTCTATCATCTTTTTGAGTTCATCTGTCGCTCCTTCTGGATACTCAAGAACTTCTATAGTTTTGTCTCCTGCGATATATCGACCTTCGTCAGTATGACCGTAGTCGTGTTCGTAATAGACTTTAATGCTGTAGATAGTTGGCTCGTCTTCATCGTGCCATATCTTTACTTCTGCCCATTGAGTTCCTCGGATCATTTCAGTTTCTTTATATGGTTAGTAATGTCCTTCTGAGTCGGATTAGGAATGCGGTCTAAAGGTAACTGTCTATCTTCTAAACGGTGCTGAAGTTTCTGATAAGTTTCGTAGCTATCGCATTTCTCTATAAGTTCGAAAGCTTTCTCTCGCTCTGAATCTGTCATATCAGTACCATAGACTAAGTTAATGAGTATTCTCTTTTCGTCTTGAGTAGGCTCATCCTTTCCGACATTCGTAGCATCCGAATCCTTTGTATCATCGATTGCAAAGAGTCCGTTAAGAGCATACTTACGAGCATAGGAAGAGGAGGCTCCGGTAACCTGGCTACCATCCATTCCCTTTTTGGTTTCCTCTTCCCTTGCGTATGCTACTACTGAAAATGTCTCAGTTCCGTTGCTGATAGTGGCAGTCGCTTTAATGTAGAATCGATTCCCGATGTTTACGATTTCATCGGACAAAGTAAGATAGTATCCAAGTTGATTGATTACAGGCTTTACTGCTTCTACGATATCCTCGCAAGAGCGGTACTTGTACTTACCGAAGGAGTTGAATTGTCCTTTCGGTGCTTTGATTAGGCTTTGAATTTTGGCTAACATATAGGTAGATTTGATTTTGAAAAATAAGGAAGGCAGGTAACCACTGAAACCCAATTCTAACCCTGCCCTCCTGTCTCGCTTCAGATTAAAGACCTCAGCGAGATGGTCTATTTCTTTGTTGCTGAATGTAGATAAGCCACTCTTGAAAGTCCTTCGGCTCGTTGATTTGTTTCTGTGGCTTTATCTTTTTCAGTTTGTCCTTATGGATATACTCCATCCACTTATTGAACTTAACGCACTCTTGCTGGCTCGTTGTCATAGGAAGAGTATTTAAGATCAAGTCCGTAGGTAATTCCTGCTGAGAATAATTGTTGAGCAACTAATGAAGCATCAGCATAATTTCTAAATTCTATAACTACATCCCAGAAGTCACCATTTTTGAAATCTTTGTCTCGCTTAGTTGCTGATATAACATCCCCTGATAGGAAGTTATAGGCTTTTAGAAACTCGGCTTGTTTCTCGCTTGTAATGAGTGTGATTTGCATAGTTGTTTATTTTAAGGTTAAAGATACTTGTTTTTTTCGAAGACTTCATCCCAATATTGATTCCATTCGTCTTTCTCTTCTTTATATTCTTTGACTACGATAGCAAGAGCGAAGAGCCAAATGATTAAGATAAAGGCTAATAGTGTGTAGGCTATGGTTACCATTGCTCAAGCATTTGAGTGAGGTAAAGGATTACGATTGTAATGGCTAAGAACTGCCATACAGGAAGGTCTTTTTGCTTTTTCATTGGTTTAGTTTTTAGATGTTCTTAATTGAATATCCTAAGTAAGTATACCACTCTATCTTACGTTGCAAAACTGAATCATTGAATTGATTCTCAGGAATTAGGATAGTTACCCAATCCGATGTCTTGCCTTCTTTGAAGATTTGAAATGCTTTAATCATAGTTGTTTAGTTTTAGAGTTTGTGCGTTACGGAGTCGCACCCCTCCGTATGATTAATTATTAGGATATCTAATAATCATTATTGGATTAAAATTTTGGTCAAATGATTTATATACACTTGCAACTCTAACACCTTTAATGAATGCTTCAAACATTAAATTAACACAATCTGTTGCTTTAATTAATTCAACAGATGTTTTCAATGTTTTTTCGATTTCAAGTTTGATGTTGTTTTCCATTTTGTTTAGTTTTTAGTGCCTTTCGGCTTGTTTGATAAATCAAAAATACAACCCCTTATCAACATACCAAATTTCTGAGGCACTTTTTTTTCAAAAATCTGAACTTTTTTTCTAAGTATTGAAAATCAAGCAGTTATCTACCACTGTGTAGGGTATCTAATACCCTATAAGAATAATATATGGTATAATTAATGGAAGAATATATGGAAGAATAGATGGAAGAATAGATGGAAGAATAGATTAGCAACGACTATATTCATATCGTGAATCGTGAGCAAATCATACACGACCTGTATATATCGAAGGACATAAACGAAGCCATCGGTAAGATGCAGCCCTATGAATTACAAGAAGACCTCAAGCAAGAGGTCTTTCTCGTTTTATGCGAAATGAACGAAGAGCGACTCTTTCAGATGTACAACGATGGTTATCTGAAGTACTTCATAGTCCGAACGATTCTGAATATGGCTAAGAGTGACAGAAGCAATTTCGCACGAACATTCCGCAGGGTATACGAGCCGATAGAGGATATAGGATCAACAGAGCCATACGATGAGAGCCTAACGACTAAGCTATACGCATCGATGGAGATACTTCATTGGTACGAAGAACAAATCTTTAAGCTATATGCTGAATCTGGAAACCTACTTCAGGTTTCAAGAGATACAAAAATACCTTATAGGTCATTACTTAAGACAGTAAAAAAAGTTAAAACACTTTTGAAATACAAAATCAGAAATTCAGAAAATTAATGCCATACGTTTACAGACATATTAGGTTAGATAAAAATGAACCATTTTATATTGGAATAGGTAGCGATAAAAAATATAAAAGAGCATTTGAAAAAACAAGAAGAAATAAAATGTGGTATGATGTAATTAATAAAACAGATTATGAAGTTGATATTTTAATTGATGAATTAACTTGGGAACAAGCTTGCGAAAAAGAGAAAGAATTTATTTCATTGTATGGAAGAAAAAATATAGGCACAGGTACTCTATCAAATTTAACGGATGGTGGAGAAGGAACTACTGGTGCAATTATGTCAAAAGAATGGAGAGAAAATTTATCAAATAAATTAATTGGCAATAAACGTGGTATTGGTAGAATTCGTTCTGAAAAAGAATTAAATGATTTAAAAAATAGAATGATTGGGAATAAGTATGGATTAGGTTATAATCATACAGAAGAATCAAAAATGAAAATAAGTATAAAAAATAAAGGGAAAAAAAGAAACGAAGAAGCAATAAAAAATATTTCAGAATCTCAAAAAGGGAAAAAACTTTCAGAAGAAACAAAATTAAAAGTTTCAATGTTTCAGAAGGGAAGACCAAAAAGTGAAGAACATAAAAGAAAAATATCTGAAGCAAGAAAACGTTATTGGAAATTAAAAAATAAAAAATGAATATCATACTAATTATTTTAGCCTCTAATTTTTTTACATTCTATTTTATAACACAGAATAGATTTCCAGAAAAATGGAAATTAAATTTTCGACCTTTTAATTGCCCATTGTGCTTGACTGCGTGGATAGCAATAATCTTATATTTGATTCCAATATTTTATGCAAAAGGTATGTTAGTTATGTTTTCTTCAGGTTCAATAGCTCCCTACTTTAATAACTTTATGATTAATCTATACAACGTTAAAAAATGACAAGAGAAGAGATAGACTTTCTATTAGCCAACCGAATAAACTTTGATTCGGTTAAACTTGGATTCACTCGGAACATTCCTTTCGATGTACTTGCTGAATACGAAAGGCTCTACCGAAAGTATCAAGATCCGCAGTTTGTTTTAACCTATTGGTGTGGTAACTGTGTCTTCGATATGTTGGAGCGACTGATAAGGTTCTGCGAATCGGACAAAGAATGTTGGATGGCATTCAACGGAATGGAAGAGACTATCATCAAAGAGGAAGTAGTTAAACCAAAAAGAGGGAGACCTAAGAAATGAGAATACTCGTAGTCACGAAAGAGAATAGCGGAGTGGGTTACCACCGACTGATGCTGCCCATCTACTTTATGCCGAAGACCTATGCGATGTTCACAGATACATTGACAGAGGAAGTCTTAGCAGAAGGTTATGATATTCTTTTGATTAATCGATTCATACCTGAAGTTCATATCGATACACTAAAAGAGTACAAAGATAAGTACGGCTTCAAGTTAGTAGTTGACATAGATGATTATTGGCACTTGGACTCCTGGCATATCCTTAGTTCAGTTTATCCTACCGAAGCAATCATAGAGCATATCAAAATAGCGGACTTAGTTACTTGCACAAACGACTTGCTATGGAATGAGATACGAGAGTTTAATTCAAACGTAGCTATCTTACCAAACGCATTCCCTTTCGGAGAGGATCAATTCACCGATGTAAGAACAGAGTCAGATAAGGTTCGCTTTGTTTACGTTGGCTCTATCACTCACGAAAAGGACTTAAAGATTCTTCAGTTCCCTTTCAAAAAAGTTCTATCCGATTCAGAGTTAAAGAGCAAAGTCAATATGACTATCTGCGGTCTTGATGATCCGAATGCTTACTCTCGGATGATTTGGCACAAGATGATTCATTACTTTACCGCCGGTCTTAAGCTTGGAGATGTCAAACGTGCTTTACCGGTTAGAGAGTATATGAACTTCTACAACGAAGCAGATTGCTCTATTGTGCCTCTGGTTCATTCGAGGTTTAATTCTATGAAGAGTAATTTGAAAGTACTCGAAGCTGCGTGTAAGAAAATTCCTGTTATTGTTTCTAACGTACCGCCTTACGATACTTCAGTAGAAGCTATAAAGATTAATAACCAATCCGATTGGTATCGTGAGGTTAAAAAAGTAGCGACAGATTCTATTTATAGAAGTGAGAAAGGACTCGCTAACTACGAGTGGTGTAATGAGAATTTCAATCTACACAAGGTAAACGAACTAAGGAAGCAACTTTATCAATCAGTATAATGGCAAAGGTATCAGCACAGAACAAAGTAACATTCGGGCGAAGGAAGGGAGGAAAGGCTCAGAAGAGCAGAAACAAAAACAATCGTAAAGAACGAAACTACAGAGGACAAGGCAGATGATACATCCTACCGCTTTAATCCATCCGAAAGTAATCATAGAGGGCGGTGTACACATCGGTCCTTATTGTGTCATCGGCTTTAGTGCTGAGTGGAAAGGTAAAGAGGATAACGAAGGAAAAGTGATTATCAAATCGGGAACACGAATAACAGGACTCGTTACGATTGATAGCGGAACAGACAAACCTACTATCATCGGGAAGAATTGCTACCTAATGAAACACTCACACGTAGGACACGATGCTGAGTTAGAGGAAGGAGTTACATTAAGTTGCGGAGCGAAAATCGGAGGACATACAATCATAAGAAAGAATACCAACATAGGACTGAATGCGGTGATCCATCAGAAGGTAGAAGTACCTGAGGGTTGTATGATAGGAGCATCTGGATTCGTAGGTAAGAAATCTGTTCTAAAACCATTTACCAAATACGCAGGAGTACCTGTAAAAGAAATAGGAAGCAATGCTCGTTAATATCATCCTATTAGATTACGACAGACACGACTTTACTCAAAGAGTTAAAGATGTCAACTTTAATAACGCAGGGTATGAGTTCGACTATGTTATAGTTGATATGAAAGGGATAGCCAATGCAATCAATCACGGAATCTTTCAGTCGAGGACATACGATGCGGTAGTTACAATGGCTAACGATATTTTGATGCCTAATAGTTGGCTCGAAAGAATGGTTCAAGCTATGATAACTATTCCTAATTCAGGGATGATAGGAATATACACAGTCGAAAGTATCTCAGAGCCTACCACTATCAACGGACTCCAAGTACACATACAAGAAGCAGCCTTCGGGAATGTTCTTATACCGATGAAAGCCATCGACAAAATAGGTTACTTTAATGAGGCTTATGATCCTTACGGAATGCAGGATAGAGATTACTCTTATCGGTTACAAATGACAGGACACCTGAATTACTATCTAAGCGGACTCCGAGCAGAACATATCGGACACGATGTAGGACAAGATACACCCTATCGAAAGATGAAAGATGAGGGACTAAGCAAGTGCGATTACTTATGGGCGAGAGAGACAGGGAAATACCAAGAAGAAAATAACTACACTATATTTCAAACCGAATGGATATGATAAAGCTACCTATCAATCAAGTAAAAGCGAACCCGAACAATCCGAGGATAATTAAGGATGATAAGTTTAAGAAACTCGTACAAAGCATTAAGGAGTTCCCTGAGATGCTTGAATTAAGACCTATCGTAGTTAATGAGGATATGGTCGTATTAGGTGGGAATATGCGACTAAAAGCCTGTAAGGAGGCAGGACTCGATAAAGTACCTGTTATCAAAGCGAGTAATCTAACTGAAGAACAGCAGAAAGAATTTATAATTAAGGATAACGTAGGCTTCGGAGAATGGGATTGGAATGACCTTGCGAATAATTGGGAGACAGAAAAGCTACAAGAGTGGGGATTGGATATACCTGGCTTTGAAGCAGAAGTATTAGAAGCAGAGGAAGATGATTTCGCAGCACCTGAAGGTGGAATCGAAACGGATATCGTACTTGGAGATTTGTTTGAGATAGGAGAGCATCGTTTGCTTTGTGGAGATTCAACGGATAGCGACCAAGTGGCAAAGCTGATGAATGGAGAGAAGGCGGATATGGTATTTACTGACCCTCCTTATGGTATTAAAGTAGTTCAAAATAATTCTGTAGGAGGTGGAAAATTGGCAAAAGTTAATTCTTATTCGGAAATTATTGGAGATGATACGACAGATACTGCAAAAGAATTTTATCAAACTTGTATAAGTTTAGGGTTTGAAAACTTTATTATTTGGGGAGGTAATTATTTTACTGACTTTTTATCTCCTTCAATGTGTTGGATAGTATGGGATAAAGAAAATACAGGAAATTTTGCTGATGTAGAACTCGCTTGGACTTCATTTGATAAAGGAGCAAAATTGTATAAATGGCAATGGAATGGAATGATAAGGAAAGGAGATAAAAATATAGAAGGTAAAACAAGGGTTCATCCTACTCAAAAACCAGTAGGATTATTTGGAGATATTTTTAATGACTTTGAATTCAATACTTGCTTCGATGGATTTCTTGGATCAGGCTCTACAATGGTAGCAGCACATCAACTTAAACGCAAGTGTTATGGAATGGAACTCGATCCTAAATATTGCCAAGTGATTGTGGATAGGATGAAGAAACTTGATCCGACTTTGGTAATCAAAAAGAATGGGTTACCTATTGAATAATTTAGAAGGAATAAAGAGAAATGGCAAACGAACAGAACTTAATACCTGCCAAGAAGGGTGAGGTAAGGAATCCAAACGGACGCCCTAAGAAGTACGTAACGCTACTTAGGGAGCAGGGATATAAGCTATCTGAGATCAACGATACTATCCAGACTATGCTTCAGATGGACTTGGATGAACTGAAAGAGGTTTGGGATAACCCGAAAGCTACGATATTAGAAAAGACCATAGCCAATGCTATGAAGAAAAGCCTGGAGAAAGGTAGCCTGTATTCGGTTGAAACGCTCCTTACTCGTGTCTATGGCAAGCCAAAGGAAACGCAGCAAGTAAGTACAGACTCACGGATCGAGGTGGTATTCGTGAAGGGTAAAACAATTCTATGAGGCTTGAGCTTCCTGAACCGCATATCAATCAGCAAAGAATCCTTGACAGCGAAGCAAGGTTCAGGGTGGTTATGTGCGGTCGAAGATTCGGGAAGTCAGAACTCAGCCAGATAGAAATAATCTCAAATGCTTTACTCGGTAAATCAGTCGCTTATATCACTCCAACGTATCAACTCGCTCGTGTGTTCTTCGAGAGACTGATTCAAGCAGTACCATTCGAATCTAACAAATCAGAGCTTACGATTAAGTTCCCGAATAATGGCTCGGTGGATTTCTTTACAGGAGAGAGACTCGATAACCTGCGTGGTAGAAAGTTTCACCTCGTTGTAGTAGATGAGGCTTCGTTTATTCCTAACCTCGAAGATGGATGGCTTAACTCTATTCGACCTACCTTAACTGATTACAAAGGTCGAGCGATATTCCTATCCACTCCTAAGGGTAAGAACTTCTTCTACTCGCTCTACTTAAAGTCTGGAGAGCCAGATTGGGAATCTTTCAAGTTCAGCACCTACGATAATCCTTATATCGATAAGATAGAGATTGACGATGCAAGGCTTCAGCTTCCTGAAGTGGTATTCGAGCAGGAGTATATGGCGAATCCATCAGAGAATGCAGCGAATCCCTTCGGCTCTCAGTATATCAAGCAATGTACTTACCCACTATCGACAGAGCCTCCGATAGTATTCGGGATAGACTTAGCCAAGTCGGTTGACTTTACTTGTATTATCGGACTCGATAAGAATGGATCAGTAAGTTACTTCGAGAGGTTTCAAAAGGATTGGAGAAACACTAAGCAGATAATAGCTAATCTTCCGAGAATGCCTATCCTAATAGACTCGACAGGAGTAGGAGACCCAATCTTTGAGGATTTATATCGTGAGGGTGTGAATGTAACCGGCTTTAAGTTTACCTCGAACTCTAAGCAGCAACTAATGGAAGGTCTCTCCTCTGCTATCCAACAAAGAAAGATAACATTTCCCGAAGGTGCAATCGTAAACGAACTTGAGGTATTCGAGTATCAGTATACTGCAACAGGGGTAAAGTATTCAGCACCTCAAGGGTTTCACGATGACTGCGTTATGAGCCTGGCTCTCGCTTGGAGTCACTACACAAAGAATGGTCAAGCAGGTAGGTATTCTTTCCTATAAGGTACATAATTGCGTATTCTGCTATTTATGTATATGACATACGAAATAGCAAAACAATTATTTGAATACAAGAACGATACCTTGTATTGGAAAAGTGATACAAATCATACTTATAGTGGTAAGCCTGTATCTCCATCAACTAAAAGAAAGTATCTTCAATTAAAGTACAAAAAGAAACTATACTATATTCATAGGATAGTATTTCTTTTACATAATGGTTATATGCCAAAATATGTAGATCACATAAACAGGAATAAGCACGATAACAGAATAGAAAATTTAAGAGCCTGTACTGTAATGCAAAATATGGCTAATTCTTCTGGATGGAGTAATAGGAGTTTACCAAAAGGAGTTTCTATGAATGGTAATAATTATACAGCCAGAATTATGGTTAATAATAAGCAGATTAGATTAGGTACATATAAAACAATAGAAGAGGCTAAAAATGCTTATATCTCTAAATCATTAGAATTGAATGGTCAATATAGTTCCTTTGCGTGATTCTGACAAAAAAATAAAAAAGTAAACATATCTGCTTACGATTGCTGTTTGCAAACGTAGAACCAAACTTCGGAAATATCTATTTATGAATATGACTTGGAAAGATGTAAACGTATTTCAATGGCAGCAGATTGTCAATCTGTTCACGAAAGAGAAAGACCTTACTGAATTAGATTTAGCGGTTAAGTCTGTCGCTATCGTCAAGAATATGACTGAGCATCAGATAGACTCTATGCCTATCGGTGAACTCAACCCTCTTCTGAAGTCCATAGCTTTCATTCACGAGGAGATAAAGCCAAGTCCTGTTAAGTATATCCAAGTAGGAAAGAAACGCTACAAGTGCATCTATGACATCCGTAAGATGCCAGCTGCGAGATATATCGAGAGCAAGTATTTCAGTCAAGATGTGAACGGAAACCTGCATAGGATTGGGGCTTGTATGGTTATGCCTATGAAGAAGACTCTCTTCGGTTGGAAGGTAGATAAGTACGATGCGAGTAAGCACGAAGAGTACGCACAGGATTTATTAGAATCACCGATTACCGCAGTCCTGGGTAGTGTGGTTTTTTTTTGTCTCGTATATCGGAACTGGATAAAGGCTTCCAAGGATTATTTGGTTTCGGAGATGATGAGCAAGAGTCTGACGAAGTATCAAGCCGAAGTCCTGTATCAAACTTTATGCGAGACTTTGGATGGATTTATCAAGCCGCATTGGTGGCTGAGTTCGAAAGAATCCCGATGGAGCAGGTGTACGAAATTCCTACGCTACAATTCCTTAATGACCTCTCTTATCTCAAAGCGAAGAACGAATACGAAGCAGAGCAGTTAAAGAAAGCTTATGGCAAAGTCCGTTAAACAATTACAAGATGAGATATTAGCTTTCTTAGATACTCTTGGAAGGGAGAGAGATTTGTTCACAGAAGTCAAAGACTTAAAAGGATTAGAGAAAGCCATCGGAGATGTAGTAGGTGAGTTCATTAAAGAGGTACAGGAAAACTTAGAGAAGTCAGGTAAGATAGATACAGGTGCTTTGAGTTCTGATTTGACTCAGACAGAATGGGACGGATCAAGTATCAGCATAGGTTATCCGGCTGATTCAGAAGCTGCTAAATACTACGACTTCGTTAATAAGGGTGTCAAGGGTGTAAAGAGTGGAGAGCCTTCGGATTCTCCTTATGCGTTTAAGAGCGACAGACCGAGTTTGTCTATGCAGTTGGCTATTGCTAAGTGGTATCGCAGAAATTCTGGCTTTGCTCGTAGAGAGGATGCTCCAAGAAAATCTCTTTCAGCAGTACAAAGGAAGAGGAAAAAGCTACTTAAGATGACAAACGAAGCAGATAGGTTAAGATCGTTGGCTTATGCTACTTCGATAAACATTAAACGTAGAGGATTAAAAAAGACAGGATACTTTGATAAAGCGGTACAGAAATACTTCGGTAAAGACTTTAACCGATTAGTAGCAGTCGTAGTAGGTAGAGAGATTCAAATAAATATAAAGCAAGATGGCAATAACAATAGATAACAGTCCGAGCGAATACCAATCCTTTCACGAGGATTTGTGGTATGTGGTAAGTTCTACGAATACAGGACAGACTAACTTTAAGTACGTCTTTGATGTGTACATTAACTCGACATTAGTAGCAAGGGTAAAGAGTTTCCCTCAACCTACAACAAATAAAGGGTTATTTAACGTAGCTACTATTATTCGCAATTACGCATCGAGTTACTTCCAACCGGCTACGGCTCAGACTGCTTTCAACTATATCGGTTCTGGCAATCGGATTAACTACGAAGTAAAGTTTGGAGAAGAGTACGGAGGTACGACTTATACTAACCTCACTACGGATACGAACGATGCGTTGAATTACTATCCATCTACTTTGACAGGAGGGACTGCGTTCACAGGATCGTGGTATCAGACCTACTATATGGGTAATGTAATCAGCACGAGATATGACCAAGCCTTTACGACTAAGTTATTCGATAGCAGATTATTCCTTACGATTCAGAATCCTCAGTTAAATACTCCGAGAGATTGGAGGCTATCAGTTACAAGAAACAACGGAGGAACTACAACTACTTTGAGTCCTACTGCGTTTACTTCTGTTTCAGATATTGCGGTTCTTGACATTTCACCGACTGCGATTAATACTTACTTAGGTACTACATTTATTACCTCTGCTACCGATAGCTATCAAGTTAGTATAGATGAAGATATCGCAGGTACTGTCTATAACGCAAATGTGACTATCCTTTGCGATTCAAGATACGAGAATATTGCTCTGCACTTCCTTAATTCGTTAGGAGGCTACGATACGATGAACTTCAGTTTAGTTAATCGTCAGTCAAGAAACGCAGAGAAGAAATCATTCGAGGAGATAGAGTGGCAGTATAGCGGAGGAAATATGAAGAGATTCAACTCTAATAATGTTTACTACGGAGGCTCAAAGCAGTTCTATACTCAACAGACTATCTCGTACCGGCTAATATCGGATTGGGTTAACCATACCGATTATACGTGGCTTCGTGATTTGATTATGAGTCCTGAGGTTTATATGCAGTACAAATCTCCATTCGCTCAGTATAGTTATTTTATCCCTGTAACTATAACTACTTCGAATTGGACAGAGAAAAAGAGGTTCGCAGATAAGACCTATAATCTTGAGTTGGATATCACATTAGGTACAAAAGAATTCAGTCAGTTCCGATGAAGACAGAAATCTACATAGAGAATCAGAGGCTCGACCTTTACAAGGATATCTCCGCAGAGTTTACCTATAACATTGACGATGTTAAGGACTTCTCTGCTCGTAATACTAACTTCTCGAAGACTATCGTAATACCTGGCAATGCAACAAATAACAAACTATTCGGACATATTTTCGAATTCGGCTCAGCAAACTTCTATAACCCTAACTCGGATAACGTGGGTTACAACTTCAACGCATCCAAGTCCGCAGCTTGTGTTGTATATGTAGATAAGATTCAGATGTTCAAAGGGGTTCTGAGACTCCTTGAGATTGTATTAGATAACGGCTCAATAGAATATGAATGTGCAGTCTTCGGAGAGTTAGGCGGTTTGGTAGGTGCTATCGGTAATAAGAAAATAGAAGAGTTAGATTTCTCTGCGTATAATTTCGCTTGGACTTTTACCAATATCGTAAACTCTTGGAATGGTGTAGATGGTAGCGGTTATTTCTGCCCTCTTATTGACTATGGTCAGGTGAGTGTAGGTAAACACGATTGGCAGTACAAGGCTTTCAGACCTGCTTTATTTGTTCGTGAGTACATTAAAAAGATTATCGAGGGTGCAGGGTATACGTGGGAGAGTTCGTTCTTTAATACGGCTCTATTCAAGCGGTTAGTTATTCCTAACAATCAGAAAGACCTAAGCATTGCTACGACTCTGCAATTCAGCGGATACGATGATTTACTTTCTTACAATTTCACTACCGCATCAGGGAATACGAGTGTAGGATACTTGGCTTCTAAGTTAGGTCAGTTTACTTATTTGGGAAGTTATCAGTATCAATATACAGGAGCCGGATTAACCGCAGTCGCTAAGATTACGTTAGCAGGTGCTTCGGTAGTAGGTACAGGACAGACAGGCTCTGTAGATGTAGGATGGTATAAGAACGGAGTATTGCAGTCGCAGTTATTCTTGACTTCAGGCAGGGCGAACTTTGATAAGACCTTAGAATTCAATATCTCGTTAGCTACGAATGATACGATAGAGTTCCGATATATTTGGACAACTGTCTCTGCTACAATGCAGGTTGATTTGTTTAACAACGATATAGAGATAAATACTTCAGTGGCTCAGTTAGTTCCTTATGGTTTGGGAGAGACTATCAGCATTAACGATACAATACCGAAAGGAGTATTCCAAAAGGATTTCTTTTCGTCTATTGTTAAAATGTTTAATCTCTATGTAACAGAAAGCACAGAGAAGGTAAAGCATCTAATCATTGAGCCGTATATCGACTATTATGATTTCTCTACTATTTTGGACTGGACTAACAAGGTAGACAGATCAAAGCCTTTCCGATTAAAGCCGATGAGCGAACTTAACGGAAGATATTTCGAGTACAAGTATAAGAACGATACTGATTACTATGGGCAGAACTATCGTGAGAAATACAATGAAAACTATGGTGATTATTTAGAGGATACCGGTTTTGAGTTTGCAAACGACAAACAAACGGCAGAACTAATCTTTGCATCTACTCCATTGATACTTCACGCAAGTAACGATAAGGTGCATAGTGTGATTCTGAAGCTGACAAATACTCAGAATGCTCAGTCAGAAGATAAGATGGATAGTGTTATCCGTATTCTACAAGCCAAGAAGATTACAGGCAGAAGCAGTTACAAGATTGAGGATGGTAATTCTAATCTCGGCTCATTAACTACTTACGGATACGCAGGACATCTCGATGATCCATACACTCCTGCTGCTGATTTGAACTTTGGCTCACCTCGTGAGATTAATTTCACTCTTTCTAATCCTTACCCTTCGGCTAATCTATTTAATGGCTATTGGTCAGAGTACGTAGCGGAGATAACTGATAAAGATTCTAAGCTACTTTCTTGCAATGTTCGATTAACTGATATTGATATTTACAATCTTGATTTCTCTACACCTGTTTGGATTGATGGCTCTCTATGGCGGTTGAATAAAGTAATCGACTATAATCCTATGAATGAGGATACCACGAAATGCGAATTCCTTAAAGTAATAGAAAAAACATACGTATAATGGCAGAGGTAGTAGGTTTCAAACTCGTATTAGATGGTAAGGAGCAGGTAGTTTCCTCGATAGGGGAAATGAAAAAACTCCTAAAGGAAGCAAACTTTGAACTTGTAAAAGCCCAACAGAATTTCGGTGAGTATTCTCAAGAGGCGGTAAATGCAGCAAAGAAGGTAGCTACTCTTAAAGATACTATCCAAGAGGCTAAAGAGACATCAGACCTATTCGATCCTGGTAAGAAGTTCCAAGCATTCGCAGGTGCTATCTCAGCAGTTGCAGGTGGATTCTCTGCCGTACAAGGTGCGTTAGGATTGGTAGGAGTAGAATCTGAGAATGTAGAAAAGACTCTATTAAAAGTTCAGTCTGCACTCGCCTTATCTCAAGGATTGAGTACGATTGCTGATGCTGCTAAAGACTTTCAGCGGTTAAATGCTATTATTCAACAGACGACTATTTTCCAACGTGCTAACAATATCGCTACTGCTACTGCGGTAGCGGTTCAACGTGCTTTCGGTGTAGCGACTGTTCAAACTTCGGTAGCTTTTCGAGTATTAAAAACTGCCATCGCTGCGACAGGTATCGGATTACTTGTTGTAGGGTTAACGGCTCTAATTGGTAAGATTCAAGACTGGACATCTGCAAGTGATAAAGCAGCAGAGGCTCAGAAGAAACTCGCAAAAGATACTGACTTTCTGAATGCTAAGATCAATAACGAAATAGCCATTCTTACTTCTGTAGGTAACAAAGAGGATGAGATATATCGTAAGCGAGTACAGATTGCAAACAATGAATTAAATGTTCTTCGTAGTGCTGCTAAACAAAAGGGAGAATTAACTCAAGAGGAGATTAAGAAGTTCGGAGAGTTAAAGACTCAACTCGTTACTTTAGAAATTGATGAGAAGAATCGTATCAAGAAAGTAAACGAGGATGCTCAAAAGGAGAAGGATAAGAAAGACAAAGAAGCATCAGATAAGGCTAAAGCGGTCGCTCAAGAAAGAATAAATGCTAATAAAGAGGCTGAAGACCAACTTAGGAAACTGCGTCAAGATGCTGAGTTAAATGCTATTGAGGATCAGAATAAAAGAGCAATTCGTCAAGCTGAGATAGAGTTCGAGAATCGTAAATTAGAAATCAATGCTCTTAAAGCATCAGAGCAGTTAAAGACTCAGCTAATAACAGAAGAACAAAAGAAGCGAGATGCAACAGTCGCTCAGTTAAAACAAGAAGCAGCACAGGCTGAATTAGATCCTATTTTTGCTCAGTTTGAAGCTCAGGATGCGGCAGATAAAGCAGAGGAAGAAAGAAGGAGGGCTGCACAAGATAGGGAAGTAGAAGCAAGGCAAATAAGAAGAAATAGAGAATTAGCAGAACTTGAGGAAAGGAAAAAAACAAGGGAAGAATTTCAACAAGCTGAATTAGAAGCAGAGAGATATTTGCAAGAGCAAAAGAATGCACTTCTCGATGCAGGTATTAATTTTGCTTTGGCATTAGCAGGTAGAAATGAGAAATTAGCAAATGCAATTTTTGCAGTACAGAAGGCTATTGAAATAGGTAGGATCATTACAACAACTACTGCATCGATTACTAAGATTAAAGCTGATACATTTGCTATTCCTGCTTTTGTTGGACCTGGTCTACCTAACCCACTTTTCGTTAAGGCTCTTGCGGTAATGGGTACTAAAATAGCAGGGTTAAAGATTGGTGCTGCTGCGAGTATCGCATCTATTGCTGCATCATCTATATCTAAATTCAAAGGTGGAGGAGGAGGTAGTGTAGGAGGTACTCAGGATACAGGTGCTGCGGGTGGTGGAGGTTCTGCTCCGTTAACTCCTAATGCTCCTATTCAGAATACAGTTACACAACTTGACCAAGCTACTATCAATCGGTTAGGCTCTGCTTCTAATCGTGCTTATGTTGTAGAATCAGACATAACAAACTCTCAAGAACGAATCACTCGTATTAATCGTGCTGCAAGATTAGGATAAAATCTATTTAAGAATATGGAAAAGGAATTACCAATATACAGACTTGAAATTAGCGAAGATGAGAACTCTAACGTAGAGGTAGACTTCGTGGCTCTCGTAGACAGACCTGCTATCGAACGCAGTTTCTTAGCATTTGCAGACTCATATAGCGACTATCCCGATGCGGTAAAGAATAACGCAAAGGCTGCTCTAAAGTGGGCAGAAGAGAACGGATGGGGTTCTTGCGGTACTCCTGTCGGTAAACTTAGAGCTAATCAGTTAGCAAACGGAGAGCCTATATCCTTAGAGACTATTAAGCGGATGTATTCTTTCCTTAGTAGGCACGAAGAGAATGCTAAGAAATCTAAAGGGTACGGAGATGGATGCGGTCAGTTGATGTACGATGCGTGGGGTGGTAAGTCTGCTCTCTCTTGGGCAGAGTCTAAGATTCGCCAATCCGAGAAGATGAGTTTTGAGATTCAAGACGAAGAGGAGCGGATCATATCTGGACCTCTGATGTTGGCAGATACTCCTATCTATCGGTACGATTCAAGCGGAGAATATTATGTCGTATTCACCGCACCGACTATTAAGAAGATTGCTCAGAAGTATTTCAAGAAAGGATATCAGAGTAACGTAAATCTGATGCACGATAACGGAAGTGTAGTCGATGGGGTTACTATGTTCGAGAGTTGGATAGTAGACGAAAAGCGAGGTATCAAGCCGATGCAAGGCTACGAGGATGTAAAAGATGGCTCCTGGTTCGGTTCATTCAAAGTAGAGAACGATGATGTATGGGAACTCGTAAAGGAGGGAAAGGTTAAAGGATTCTCAGTAGAGGGTATATTCAATTACAACAGAGCGGAGATAAGTAATCCACAGAAGATGATGCAGCAGATAATTGACATACTGCAACAGGTATCTTTGTAGTCTCATAGTTGTTTAGTTTATTTGGTTACGGAGGGGTGTTTCTACACTCCTCCTTTTTTATGTGGTCACTTAGTTGATTAGCTTCTATTTATGGTTAAAATCATTTTATGACCCCATTAGAAGCACTCTTGCAGATTAAGCAGATGTTCGCCGAGATGCCTCAGCAGCCTGTACAGGCTCAAGAGGTAGAGGTAAGCATCGAGCCTGCTGAAGTCGAGTACAAAGAATACGTACTCAAGAGTGGAGCGAAGGTCAAGATTGATAATCTCGAAGTTGGCGGTAAGGTTATGTTGGTAGACGATGCAGGGAATGTTACTCCTGCTCCTGCCGGTGAACACGAACTCGCTGATGGAATGGTTATCGTACTTGATGAAGCCTCCACTATTGTAGAAATCAAGCAACCAGAAGTAGAGGAAGTAGTTCCTGCCATCGAAGAAGAACTCAAAAAGAAGATTGCTGAGATGCAGTCTGAACTTGATAATCTGAAAAATGGTAAAAAGAAAGACGAAGAGAAGATGGCTGAAGTAGAAGCTAAATTCTCTAAGGCTATTTCTGAACTTACCGATGTAGTAGTAGGATTGATTCAGACTCCTTCTGTTGATCCCACCGAAAGCAACAAACAAAATTTCAACAAGGCAATTCCGACAAAAAATCAAAAGGTCGAGAGTTTCCTTAACAAATATGTACGCAAATAAATCTTAAAAATTAAAATTAATAACAATGGCTTTTGACGTATCAGCACTTGCAAATTATACCAAAGAGAATGAGGCTCTGTTGGTAACGAGTTCCGTACTCGGTGCAAAAACCGCTCAACTCATTAAGGAAAGTTCTAATGTATTACTGGGTGTTAAATCTTCAGAGAAGATCAACATAATGGACACCGATGCTATCTTCCAAGCAGGTGGTACTTGCGGATTCAACGCAAGTGGTACTACTACGTTCACTCAACGTACTGTAACTGTTGGTAAGATTAAAGTAAACGAATCTCTGTGTCCTAAGTCTTTGGAAGCTAAGTATCTGCAAAAGGCTTTGCCAAATGGTAGCCGTTACGATTCTATCGCTTTCGCTGCTGAGTATTCTGATAAGAAGGCTGCTCGTATTGCTGCTCAGTTGGAAACTGCTATGTGGCAAGGTGATACTACTTCAGTTAACGTAAACCTGAATAAGTTCGATGGTTTTGTTAAGCTGATTGGTACATCTGCTGTAGAAGCTAACAATGCTACATACTATGGTAGTACTGCTACTTCTATCACTTCTGCTAACGTAGTTGCAGTTGTAGATGCTCTGTATAAGGCTATCCCTGCTCAAGTTGTAGCTGCTGATGATATGACCATCTTCGTTGGTCAGGATGTATTCCGCACTTACACCATTGCTCTGAAGAATTCTAATCTGTTCGCTTATACCTTCGATGGTAAGGCTGATAGCGAGTTCTTCCTGCCCGGTACTTCCGTGAAGGTTGTTGCTACTCCTGGTCTGAATGGTACAAACAAACTCTATGCAATGCGTTTGTCTAACATTTTTATGGGGGTCGATTTGCTCGATGAGCAAGAGAGTCGCTTTGAGATCTTCTTTGCAAAAGAAGCGGACGAGTTGCGAATGGTAGCTGAATTCAAGATGGGTGTTAACGTAGCCTTCTTGGATGAGATTGCTTCTTTCATCATCTAATCATAAGGGGGAGGTAACTCTCCCCCATTTTTTTAACTAACTCAATTAATAACAAATGGCTTGTGCATTAACTCAAGGATACACTCTCGATTGTAAGGAGTCGCTCGGTGGTATCAAAGCAGTATGGCTGATTGCTCACGCAAATGTGAGTTCAGTTACAGAGGCTTCTGGTATCGTTTCTGCGATTACTAAAGGTGCAGGGAAGGTATTCTACAAATATGAGTTGGTTAAGAACACAGGTGCTTTGACTGAGACGATTACTGCTTCCGTAGAAAACGGAACTGTATTCTATGCTCAAGAGATGAGCATCGTGCTTAACAAACTCCAAGCGAATACTCGTAATGAGATTCTGCTTCTCGCAAAGAACACTTTGATGGCGGTAGTTCAAGATGCCAACGACAAATATTGGCTCGTAGGTCGCTATCAAGGTTTGGACATCACAGGTGGTACTGCTGCTACAGGTACTGCTCAAGGAGATCGTAGCGGTTACACTTTGACTTTCACAGGCGGTGAGAAAGAACTCGCTCCTGAGGTTGCAAGCGGTGTAATTGCAGGTCTTACTTCCTAAGCTTTCGTGGCTCGTTATAGGTAGGTAGAGAAGCCGTCTCCTTCGGGGGGCGGTTTTTTCTTTTTGGGAAAAAATAAAAGTTTTTCTATTTATAGGTATGATTCACTTCACTAAGAGTTCGACTTCTACGATTGTGCTTACGTTGACTGAGAAGCAGACTCTCACTAATCCCAATTATTTGTTTTGGTTTAAGAGTAGAGGTACTAATCAAGAGGTCAAGTTCGTGGTATTGAATGCTGCGGATTTGTCTCCGCATAAAGAGAGGTACAACGAATTCGATATTTTGGTGAATACAAATTTCGGTAGTTCACCCGAAGGAGATTGGGAATATAAAATTTACGAGCAGACTTCTACTACGAATCTGAATCCTGCGTTAGCTACTACTCTTTTAGAAAGAGGTATTATGCGTTTGTTGGATTCTGGCAATTTGTTAGAGGTAAATGTATATAGCGAAGATTATGAAACGCAGGTTCAGTCTGCTCTTGAAGTTAGCGATGAGGACTTTAGCGGTTATCTCGTTAACAATCCTGATAATACTGTCATCGTTCCTGATGCACCTGACAATTCGTTTATTTCGAATAATCCTGACAATGAATTTATAGTTTTATGATGGATAACATAGTTATATTGAAATTCGCAGAAGCGAAGCAGCCTGAGTATCGTGAGCGAAGAGGTGTAGGGTATATAGAGTTCGGTGATAAGAACGACTATCCTACCTACTTGCTTTCTATGTACAATAAGAGTGCGAAGCATAACGCTATTGTACGAGGTAAGGTTAACTACATTACAGGTAATGGATGGGCTTCTAAAGAGGTTGATCCTAATGCTGAGTTATTCATCAAGAGTCCGAATCAGTACGAGAGTTTGGCTGATTTGACTCGCAAGGTAAGTATCGACATCGAGGTATTCGGTGGTGCTTATTTGGAAGTTATTTGGTCAAAGGTTGGCGGTTTGCTTACTGAGGTATGTCATTTGGATTATACTAAGATTCGCTCTAACAAAGACAATACGCAGTTTTGGTATAAAAACGATTGGACAGATAGAAAAGAAGAGCCTAAGATTATCCCTGCTTACAATACTCAGAACAGAGTCGGTAAGCAGATTCTCTACATTAAGGAGTATCGACCTGGTTTGGATACTTATTCTCTGCCCGGCTATATTGGTGCGATTAACTATATCGAGAGCGACATCGAAGTAAGTAAGCACGTTTTGGGTAACGCACAAACAGGGTTTTCTGCGAGTAAACTTATTACCCTGCCTAATGGTGAGCCTTCACCTGATGAGAAGCGGAACATTGAACGTAGGTTTACTGAAAGATTTAGCGGTTCAGATGGCAAGAAGTTTATTTTGTCATTCGTTCAAGATGCTGCTCGTAAACCTGTGGTAGAGGATTTAGGTGCTTCTGATTTGACTAAAGAGGATTTCGGTCGAGTCGATGAGATGATTCAGCAGAACATTTTCGCAGGTCATCAGATTACTTCTCCTGATTTATTCGGTATCTCAACTCCTGGCGCATTGGGTTCTCGCTCTCAGATTCGGGATTCTTACGAAGTATTCAAGAATACATACGTAAACGATAAGCAACAATTTGTAGAGAGTATCTTTAATCAGTTAGCTAAACAGAGGGGAGTAACCTCTGAACTTTATATCAAGCCTGTAGAGCCTATAAGCTACGAGTTCAGCGAATCGATTATCAGCCAATTTGCACCCAAAGAATGGATTTTGGAGAAGATTGGGGTAGATATGACTCAGTACGAAAATAAGCCAGCAGAAGGCTCTGTAATCGCTCCTGAGGCTACTCAGGCTATGGTTAACGAGCATCTGAAGGGAATGAAGGGTAGAGAGTGGCAGAACTTCCAACGGATTATTCGAGAATATAACAAAGGGAAGATAACTCGTGAACAGGCTTCACAGATGCTGAAGAGTGCTTACGGATTAGGAGAGGAGGAGTTGGCTACTTGGTTAGGTGCTGATGAGTTTAGTAACGATATGGATGCAGTTCTCCAAGTGTTCAGCGAATACGGAGAATCTACTCAAAACTACAAGGCTCTGGCTACTCGCCAAGTGTTTAGCGGTGATTTGGAAGAGCAGGAGATGAAGTTCCGAGATGAGGTAATCGATGATACCTTAGATAAGAAAATCTTGGATGTGATTGCTAAGAACAAAGGAATCAACTACGAGGATATTGCAAAGGCGGTTAAGGAGGATGTAGCGGTAATTACAGAGCGAATTAATAAGCTCAAAGAGTTGGATGTTATTAAGGTAGATAAAGGTATTCCTAAACTTACTAAACCTCTCGCTGAGATTATCGATAAGCCGGTAAAGACTACGTTTTTAGTTCGCTATTCTTATGAGTGGAAATCAATCGTACCGACTGACGAAAGGAATACTGCTGCTCATCCTTCACGACCTTTCTGTGCCAAGCTGATGCAGTTAGATAGGTTGTATACTCGCGCGGATATCGAGTCTATTTCTCGCAGATTAGGTTATTCAGTATTCGACAGAGGCGGTGGATGGTGGAATATGGGAGATGGAGTAAACTCTCCAAGTTGTAGACATCAATGGGTTAGCAAAATTGTAATCCGTAAAAATAAGTGAGATGAGTAGGAATATACTTTTTATATCAGTACAAACTATTAAAGAAAGGACTGGATTATCTTCTAATATAGACGATAAGCTGATTAATCCTGAGATTCTAACGGCTCAGGATATGTTTATCCTTCCTGCTCTCGGTTCTGCTTTGTACGATAGGTTGCAAGATGGGATTATGAATCAAGATTTGACCAATGATGAGTCGGCTCTTCTTGATACTTACATTACTCCTTGTCTTGTTTATTACGTTATCTCAGAACTCCCTATGGGTTTGTCCTACCAATTCTATAACAAAGGACTGATCCGTAAGAGTGGCGAAGGTCAAGAGAATCCATCAGCTTCGGATATGATAGATGTAGCAGACAGATATAAGAGTCGTGCTGAGTTCTATAAGCAGAGATTAGTAAAGTATCTGATGGAGAAGAGTGGACAGAATCTGTTCCCTGAGTACAATAATCCAGGTCAAGGGGTTGATACTATCATTCCCGATAACGAAGCTTATACGACTTCGATTTGGTTAGGTGACGATGATTGTTGTGCAGGTAAATCTTTTGAAGAAAAATATCAAGGTAACCTAAATAGATGCTGTGGCAAATAAAACCTACTCACTAAAGAATCAAAAGAAGCTTAAAATATATTTAGAGAAGTATGACCCTCAACAACATCGTGACAACAATAACGAATCTCGCGAACGCACATCAGCAGATAAAGAGCGTCTACTTCGGAGATTTAGCGGACTACCTAAGTCGGGGAAGTGATAATGTCTATCCTTCTCTTTATTTTGATTTGACAGGAGGTAATATCGCAGAACGTAGCTTAGTGCTGAACTTCTCTTTGTATTTCTTCGATAGAATGTTACACGAAGAGACTAACGAGACAGAGGTTCTTAGTGATATGTTGGAGGTTTGTCAAGATATTATTGCTCAACTGCGTTCACAGAGTTTTGAGTTCGATGAGGGTTTGAGTGCTACTCTTAACTTCTTTACTGAGGATACTCCCGATTTGTTAGCCGGTGTTCGTGCTGACATTACTTTAGACTTACCTTTCTTGGCTAATCGTTGTGTAGTTCCGAGTTCATATACTTATTGATAAAATATAACCAATGGCGAATAGAAAAATAAATGAGTTAAGTGTAAGGACTCCGAGTCTGACAGACTTAATGATTGTAGGAGACCCAAGCACAGGATATTCCTTCAAGGCTACTCTTGCTGCTTTGAATACGTTAATAGATAGTTCTACCTCTATCGGTGATTTGAATGGTGTTGTAATTACTTCCCCTACCAATGGTCAGGCTTTAGTCTATAACGGAACGAATTGGGTGAATCAATCTATCTCTGTACCTGTTACAAGTGTTTTCGGTAGAACAGGTGCGGTTGTCGCTACTGAAGGTGATTACTCTTTAGATTTACTTTCTGATGTTACTTTAACTACTCCTTCAAGCAATCAAGTTTTACAATATAACGGAACGGCTTGGGTTAATGCTACCTTGATTGATAACGGAATCACTTCTCTTAACGGATTAACGGCTCTTAGTCAAACCTTCGCTACAGGATCAAGCGGAACAGACTTCGCTATTACTTCTACTACTTCTACGCATACATTCAATCTACCTACTGCTTCTGCGGTTAATCGTGGTGCTTTAAGTTCTGCGGATTGGTCTACGTTTAATTCTAAGGTAGGAGGCTCAGGTACATCTGGTCAGGTAGCCTATTGGACAGGGACAAGCAGTCAATCGGGAAGCAATAATTTGTTTTGGGATAATGCAAATGGTAGGTTGGGAATTGGTACGAATGCACCAGCAGTTGGTTTAGAGGTTAGAAATGGTGCAAATATTTATACTTCAGGTGCTGTAGCAAATAGCCATTATTTAGAATTCGTATCAACATCAAATATCAATGGGTATGTAAACTTTAGAAGAGCAGGAAATCAAAATGGTGATTATGCATATCAATTGATTAATAATGTAGCATCTTTTAGAGCAAACAATGGAACGGGTGAAGTTTCTTTATTTGCAACGAGTGGTGGATATTTCCTAAATTTTTATAGTGGTGGAACTGAGGCGATGCGAATTTTTAGTACTACACGAAATGTACTTATTCAAAACGGAGGAACATTCACCGATGGCGGTCAACGTCTTCAAGTCACAGGAGATGTTTTATTCAAGGGAAGTGGCAACACAAGTGGAACAACTGCTTTGACTGTTCAGAATAGTGATGGGACGAATATGTGGAGGATACTTAACAATGGAAGACTATTGTTAGGTTCTGATGCAAATGCTGCATTTATAACTCCTGCTGGAGCAGATGGAACAGGTAGTATTAGCGGATTAAATACTTTATTTTATACATCGGTTACAACACAAAATTTTGGAACTGGTGCATTCCATTTTTGGGGAACAACATTAACTTCAACAAGTGGCTTCAATACGCAAGTGAGCATAACAAGGCAGTTTTCTCCAACAAGTGGAACTGCTCAAATGTATTACTTAACAATTTCCCCTACCATCAACCAAACAGGCGGTGCCAATGGTATCACGAGAGGATTTTATGTCAATCCTACTCTTACTGCTGCTGCTGATTGGAGAAGCATTCAATGGGATAATAATAGTGGATGGGGATTGTATGGTGCTGGAACTGCTGATAACTATTTGGCGGGTAGATTAAGAATTGGGACTACTGGTTCTTCTGCATCATTAACAGTATGGAATGGTGATATATTTATAAAATCAGATAGATTTATTGGGGCAGGAACTGCTGAATCATCATACAATTCAGTTTGGAATCGCATACAATTATACAATGTTAGTACAGGCGAAATGTCAATCACTATGCACAATGCAAGTTGGTGGCTTAGACATAACGCTAATATGAGCATTGCTGGCAACCTTCTTTTGGGAAGCACAACAGATGGAGGGCAGAAACTTCAGGTGACGGGAACAAGTAGATTCACAAGTACTTTGCGATTTGATGAAAATATTCGTGACAATCGAGACAATAGCGTGATTGTTCAATCAGCATCAGGTGTTGCATCAAATAGAGATTTTACAATAGGCAATGGAACTTATGGACGTATGATGTTAACTTCAAGACAAGTTTCATTTACATCAGGAACACATCCTTCATTAGGTGCATATGGTTTCTATTACAATGGAGAAACAAGCACAGGTGCTGGTAATGGTGTTTCAATATATTTCAAGGCACAAACCCCAACGGCTGCAAACAGTAACGGAGGGGATTTCATTATTGAATTACCGAGCGGAACAGGAACAGGCAGACAGGGTTCTGTCATTATTGGAGGAACTTCCCCTAACGCATCCGCAATCCTTGAACTGTCAAGCAGTACAAAGGGATTTTTGCCGCCAAAGGGAACTAATGCTCAGATGTTAGCAATAGCCTCGCCTGTTTCTGGATTGGTATTTTACGATACTACTAACAACAAACTAAACGTATATGATGGCACTAATTGGGTCGCAGTACACTAACTCTTAAATAAATAAAAATGAAAACAATTCAAGCAGTAAACGTATGGCAGAACGGACAAGTAAAATCTGCTACTAAGTTCAATATGAACTCAATCTTCGATAACCTTGAAGATTCAGCTACTTTCTACTACGAACTCTTGGCAGTAAACGTAGATGCAGAAGGTAACGAAACAACCGAGCAAGTGGCTCAAGGTAACCTTACTCTCTCTGCTGATTACGATTCTTGGGATGGCTCTAACGATTGGGCTTATTCTTGGGGTGCAGGTCAGTTGAGCCTGACAATTATCTAAGTTTTTCTATTTACTTAAAATACCTAAAAAATGAAACTACACGAAATCATCAATCTTTACTACGAACTAAACGGAGTTACAAAGCAGACAAAAGACGGAGACGAGGTAATCAGTCTCGGTATTCTGAAGCAAAAGATGAGCCTTAAAAATAAGGTCTATCTGCAACGATTGAACAAGGTCGTATCTGAAGAGGTTAAACTCTACGAAGATGCTAAGAAAGAACTCTTCGAGAAGTACACCGAAAAGGATGGAGAGAATGTAATCGTACCTGCGGACAAAATCGAGCAGTTCAATCAAGAGCATTTAGACCTATTAACCGCTGAGAAGGATTTGAACGTATCCTCTCTGTGGGGTTCAGATTTGACCTTAGAGGCTTTAGAAACTATCGAGACTGACGAATTCTATCCGCAATTATTTGAACTAATAGACTCTAAAAAATGAACGAAGTCGTAGTTTTTCTGGTTGGTCAAGCAGTTGCTATCTTAATAGGACTGATTACTATCTACACTAAAATAACTCTAAAGATTAAAGAGTTAGAAATCCGAGTAGAGATGATTGAAAAGGAAGATGATTATATGATGCAGAAGCTTGACAAAATCGAGAAGGCTATCAATAATCTCGCTATCGAATTACAGAATAAAAAAGACAGGGAATGAAATTTTCTTGGAAGTCCTACTTCGAGCCTACTCCTAAACGGATGAGAATCTTCGGTGATTCGTTGGCTGCTGCCGGTACATTTGGAGCAGGTATCGTAGTACTGAATGGACATCCTGTTATGGGAACGATTATTATGGGAATAGCGGTGATTGGTAAATTCATATCAAACTTCTTTTCCGATGACATCGAGCCAGGCTCTTAAGAAATACGGAGAGCCATCTCCGAGTAATAAATTTATGACTTTGTGGGATGTACCTACTGAGTTAGAAATCGGTGTAATACCGAAGCGGATTTATTGTAACAAAGATTTAGTCGAGCCTTTGAAGAAGGCTTTTCAAGCTTTGATAAGCACAGGTAACGTTAAGGAATTAAAGACGTGGGATGGTTGCTTTAACATCCGTAAGAAGCGAGGCTTGAGTTCTATGAGTCTTCATAGTTGGGGAGTTGCAGTAGATGTGAATGCTTTCGAGAATGGTTTAGGTCAAGAGCCTAAACTCTCTCAAGGCTTCGTTAAATGCTTTACCGATAACGGCTTCGAATGGGGTGGAGTTTGGAAGCGGAAGGATGGGATGCACTTCGAATTAAAG